GATGCCGAAAAAGGCGGAGTCGGTGATTTTCGTCGTGCGTGATGGCAGCGGCGAGTTGTTTGCCGTTAACAACAACGTGCATCAGCCGGAAATGTTCAAAAACTAGCGCCGGTAATCGGTGCGGAGGTGCGAAGTGTTGAAGGAAGCGATCGAGAAAATAATCGCGTTGGCGGCGCCGGCTCGGCTCGACATCGACGGCGTTTCCTATTCGAATCAGCCGCTCAAGCGCATCGATGTTCCATGGGCGGCGGGGCTGGAGTTTTCCGCGCTGAAGGGGTTCGTCGATTATATCGACGAAGCGCCGGGCGAAGAGCTGGTTGATGGGGTGCGAGTCCACGTCGTCTCGCCGCATCTGGTGCGGCTGATCGGACCGTTGCATCGGAAATACCGCGCGCGCGAATGCTTCGCCAGGGCCGCGATGAGCGAGAATTGCGGTTTTCGATTCGGCGAGAAGTACGATGCCGAAACTTTCACGATCGCGCTGATGACGCTATTCGGCGAAACCCCGCGCCGCGAAAATATCATCAAGCTCGTCGGCAACATGACGGCGGAGGTCGCGACAACTTCGACTGACGACGGGATGAGCCAGACAGTCGGTCAACGTGCGGGCGTCTCGATGCAAGCGAAAACCAAAATCGAGAATCCATTCGACCTGTCGCCTCATCGGACTTTTCCCGAAGTCGCGCAGCCACTCTCACCGTTCATCTTCCGCGTGCATCAGAACGGCGCATCGATTCCGCAGCCCGCGCTTTACGAATGCGACAATGGCGCCTGGAAGCTCGAGGCGATCAAGTCGATCGCTGAGTGGATCAGGAAGGAGTTCAAGGCGCGGAAGATCGAGATTCCGGTTTTGGCATAAGGGGCGCGCGATCGCGGGGGATGAGGCGGGGCGGATGAGCTGGGAAGCGACAACGGCGGTGATCGCCAAATCGAAGCAGAAGGGCGGCGGGTTGTTGATGATGATCGTGCTGGCAAATTATGCGGACAAGTTCGGTTACGCCTGGCCGAGCATCAAGACGCTCGCGCGCGACACGCGTCTCTCGGATCGGAATATCCAGTATCTTGCGCGCCGCGCGGCCGCGATCGGCGAGCTGGACGTGTTCGCGAACCAGGGCGTGGTCAATCCGAAGACTGGGCAGCGGACGAACCTGTTTCGGGTGACATTTTGCGAGAATCCGCCGCCGGGGCATCCGTATTTTGAGCTTGTCAAGGGGCGCAAAAATTGCACCGCCTCTCCGGTCGGTCAGGTGGTGCAAAATCCGGCAAAGGGGGTGCAATCTTTGCACCCCTCAAGCGGTCAGGTGGTGCAAACCAGCGTCGCCAGGTGGTGCAAACCAGCGTCAAAAAACAGGTCCGGACATTATAGATCCGAAAAAGAGATCTACCAGAGATCCGAAATCAGACGCGCGCGTGCGCGCGCGGGACGATGATTCTCATCACAAGAATTCCGGAAACGGAAAGAACAATCGTGTCGCGGGGCAGTTGGAGCGCGAGGCCGAGAATATCGAGCTCGGGCGCGAGAGCGTTAAGGCCGGCTTGAAGCAACTCGGCAAGGTTCTGGACGGAATGAAGCTGAGGCAGGGCGCAGCGGCGAGCGGAGGTGCGGGGAAATGAAGAACAACGGTAAAGCGGCGGCACCGGTCGACGTAGGCGGAGATTGGTACGAAGAGAACCGCAAGCTACTTGAAGCCGCTTCACGCGCGAGGGCGCAGCTCACACTGCTTGAAGAGCGCGCGGCTGAAGCGCGCGCGGCGCTCGAGACGGCGCGAGCGGCATATCGCGATGCGGTGCAGAAGATTCAGGAAAATCTCGGCACGCGCAAAGCGAAGAATTCGACGGCAAAGGGGGGGGGCTCGGACTGGAAGCCCTCGTCGGCGATTCAGCTTCGATTGCTCCGCGTGCTCGACGATCTCGGCACGGCGTCTGCGGAGGACATTGCGGGCGAACTCGGGTCGGAGCAAAAAGGCACGGGAATTTCACTGAGCCTGGCGGCGCTCGCAAAACATGGATGCGTCGAGCAGTTGGCCAACAAGAGCTGGGCGCTCAGCGAATCTCGGCAATCCGCGATGCGGGCTGAAAAGGCGGCGTGATGGATTTCGTCGGACCGGAGACGGTTTTCGTCGGCGATCTGATCGCCGCGTTCACGTATGCGCAGTCGCACGGAGCGTCGACGGCGGAATGGGCAAACCCGATTCGTCGGTTGATGCGCGCGGTGTTGCACGACGCGATTCATCGATACGTGCGTCGCGAGGTCGAATCGATGGAATGGATCGCCGACGACGGCATCGATCCTTTCGGCTTCGTCTTCGTCTGCGATGAACTCGGAATCGATGCGCGGCGGCTGCGCGCGGAATTGCCGCTATGGCGTGATCGCATGAGCAAGGGCGCGAGCAAGGCGGTTCCGCGGCGATCGCCCGCGACCGGGAATCGAATAGACGGATCAAAAAGGCCCAGGAGAGCGGCATGATAATGCAGACCGAATTCATTTCAATCGCGACGACGGCGCTCAAAGAGAGTAAGCACAATCCGCGGCGCACGTTCGATCGCAAGTCGCTCGAAGAGCTCGAGCGCAACGTCCGCGAGGTCGGAATCCTGACGCCGCTGCTGGTTCGGCCGAACGGGACCGGCGAGAGCTTCGAGGTGCTGGCCGGCGCGCGGCGCTTCAGGGTCGCGACGAAACTCAAGATCGAGACGATTCCTTGCCGAGTCCTGCGCGATCTGACGGATGCGCAGGCGCTCGAGGTGATGGTGATCGACAACCTGCAGCGGACCGACGTGCATCCGCTTGAAGAGGCCGATGGCTATCGCGAACTGATGAAGGCCGGCAAGTACGACGTCAACCAGGTCGCGGAGAAGATCGGCAAATCGCCGAGCTATGTTTACCAGCGCTTGAAGCTGGGCGAGCTGATCCCAGCGGCGCGGAAGGCGTTCGTGAACGCCGAAATCACGGCGGGCCACGCGATATTGATCGCGCGGTTGAATCTGGCTGCACAGAAGCAAATGCTCGAAGGTTGCCTGGACGAATGGCAGCCCTTTTCGGTTCGTGAGCTAGCCGATCAAATCAAGCGCGAGTTTCATACCGAACTGAAAGATGCGCCGTGGAAGCTGGATGACGGAGCATTGGTTGTCGCGGCGGGCGCATGTTCGAAATGTCCGAAACGCGAGGCCTCGAAGGAAGACGGCGCGCTCGATATCTGCGGCGATGCGGCGTGTTTCAAGGGCAAACGGACGGCGTTCATTGCGCGGCGGGAGGCGGAACTGACATCGCCGGCCTCGGGCGAGGATGGCAAGGCGCTGACGCCGCTTCGGATCGCAACTGGCTACTGCAATGAAAAGGGTGTGCTCGACAGCTATAACTATCATCGGATTGGTGCGAAGGCTGATCGATGCGAATTCGTGCGCAAAGGCCTGGTTGTCAATGCGGCCAAGCCGCATGAGATCGGCGGTGCGTTCGACGTTTGCGCCGATGCGCGCTGCAAGAAGCATCATGCGAGCATGTCGCGGGCCGGCAATGATGATGTGAGTCAGAAGCGCGAGACGGCGAAGCGAAAGGCCGCGCGTGCGGCGCGCGTCGCGACGGTCGAGGCGATCTTGGTCAAGGTGAAGAGTCCGATGCCGAGCAACGTGCTGGCATTGCTGGCCGCCAAGTATGGTCAGGCCATAAAAGGATCGAGCGATGATGAGTGTACGCGCGCGCTCGTCCGAATGCTTTGCGGCAGTTATGACAGCGACTTCTATTGGGAAACTCAGGGACACATCGCCGCGCTGGCAAAGATATACGCGGTGAAGCCGGCGAAGGCGAAGCCGATCGCGGCGGTCAAGAAGGCAAAGGCCAAGCCGCGGCCTCGGCACAAGAAGTTGACCCGCGCGGCAATCAAGACCGGGTCAAAGAAGGCGGCCTGATGGAATTGCAGACGTCTGCAAACCGGAGTTGAGGATGTCGCTGCGGGAGGTTGGGCGGATGGCGAAGGAGAATGGTAAGGGGTCGGGGCCGCTGCTGCTCGATGTCGCGGGCTATCGCGAGCGGATCGCGGGCGCAGTCGAGATGGCGGTCAGCGAATTGATCGCGGCGGATCGCGGTGATGCGAAGGCGGTACTGAATCGGATGGTCGCGGCATACTTTCTATTGCAGCATGATCATTTGGTGCTCGCGGATATCGCCCGAATCATGGATAAGACTGAATCGTGGGTTAGGTATTCGACTGACTACATCAATCGGCGGATGAGGGCCTACTACGCCTTCAAGGTCTATATCGATCAGACCATGGCGACCTATGCCGTCTCGAGCAGCTAAGCCATGCGCCAAGCCAGGATGCGCGGGATTGACGTTGACGCGTTGGTGCACCGTGCATGCATCGCAGGCCGAGCAGGTACGTGGGAACTCGGCGGCGCGCGGATACGACCATCGATGGCGCGCGCGGCGGCGGGTCTGGCTGATGGGGCATCCGCTGTGCGTGAACTGCGAGCAGCGTGGCATCGTGAAGGCGGCGACGGACGTGGATCATGTCGTGGCGCTCAGCGCCGGCGGCGCGAATGATGAGGGCAACTATCAGTCGCTGTGTCATGAGTGCCACAGCATCAAGACGGTGCGCGAGGACGGCGGCTTCGTCGGCAGGGCATTGTGAGGGGGGTAGGGGATCAAAATCACTGGGACTCGCCGCCTATTGACCGTGCTTGCCCCAAGCGCGTATGGGCGCGAAATGAGGGTGGGGGGGTCTTGGTATTGGTTACGATAATCGGATGAGCGGCCTTCGGATCTAGGAGATATGAAAATGGCAGGAAGACGACCCAAACCCAGCGCCTTAAAGGAACTGCAGGGCAATCCCGGACGGCGACCGCTCAGCTCGGCCGAACCGGCACCAGACATCATCCGAGTGCCGCCGCGCGCGCCTCGATGCCTGGGTCCGGTCGGCCAAGCTAAGTGGCGCGACCTGATGCCGCGGCTGATTAGGTCCGGCATTCCTACTGAGATCGATCTTGATGCGCTTACGAACTATTGCCGCGCTGCGGAGGTTCTTCATATCGCGGAAGAGGATATCGCCGCGCATGGCCGCTATCTCTCCGGGTTGAAGGGAGGCCGCTATTTGAATCCCGCCGCCGGCGATGCCTGGGCGGCCATACATGAAATGTCCGCCATTGGGCGCGAGTTCGGCATGACGCCCGCATCGCGCACCAAGGTCAGGGCGGCGAATCCGAAGCAGCGCAGCCTATTCGATTCTTACCTCGAGGATGAGGAAGATGCCGACCGGCCTGACCCCTTGCTGAATTGACGGGATGCGATGATGGGCGAAGGCGAACACATCGAGGATCCTACGAGCGACTATGCGCGCGCGGTGCTCGCCGGCGAAATCATGGCGGGCCAGCTCGCGCGGCGCGCATGCCAACGCCATCTCGACGACCTCGATCACGGCGGCGATCGCGGCCTCTACTTCGATCTCAAGACCGCCGCGCGCGCGATCAAGTTCTTTGGCTTTCTGCGCCACACGGAAGGGCAGTTCGCAGGTAAGCGATTTGATCTGATGCCCTTCCAAAAATTCATCACCGGTTCGGTCTTCGGCTGGAAGAATCGCAGCGGCTTTCGCCGGTTCCGCACGGCCTACAATGAAATCGGCAAGGGCAATGGCAAAACGCCGCTCGCGGCCGGAATCGGGCTGCTTGGTCTATTGGCGGACACGGAGCCCGGCGCCCAGGTCTACGCGGCCGCCGTGACGCGCGACCAGGCCAACCTTTCCTTCACGGATGCCGAAAACATGGCCAAGGGATCGCCCGAGCTTTCCCAACGAGTTGAATTCAACGTTGGCAACATGGCCGTGCTGGCCACACGTTCCTATTTTCGACCGCTCTCCTCGGAGCATCGAGCGCTATCAGGGCAGCGCGTCCATATTGCCATCATCGACGAGCTCCACGAGCATCCTAATGCTTCAGTCGTCGATAAGATTCGCGCGGGCACCAAGGCGCGCCGCCAGGCGCTGATTTTCGAGATCACGAATTCAGGATACGACCGCAACTCCGTCTGCTTTGCTCACCACGAATATTCGGTGAAGATTCTCCAGGGCGTACTCGAAGATGATTCCTGGTTCGCGTACATTTGCCAACTCGATCCTTGCGCCAAATGCGCCGCCGCCGGCCGTGAAGCGCCGAACGAAGACTGCGCCGACTGCGATGATTGGCGCGACGAAAGGGTTTCGATCAAAGCGAACCCCGGGCTCGATGTGATTCTGCCGCGTCAGTACCTGCGCGAGCAGGTCCGCGAGGCGATCGGGATGCCGACCAAGCAAAATATCGTCCGCCGGCTCAACTTCTGCCAATGGACCGAGCAGGCCGTGCGATGGATCCCGATGAGTGATTGGGATGCCTGCCCCAAGACGATCGATCTGACGCGGCTGGTCGGTCGGCCGTGCTATGGCGGTGTCGATCTCTCAACCCGCCTCGATCTGACCGCCTTCGTCAAGGTCTTTCCGCCGACGGACCAGGACCCCGACTGGGTTTGGCTCTGCCGCTTTTTCGTTCCGAGGGATAACGTCCGCGACCGGGAGCGCCGCGATCGTGTTCCCTATTCGGCCTGGATCAAAGCCGGGTTTATCGAGGCGACCGAGGGCGACGTCGTCGATTACAACGTTATCGAGGAGCGCATCATCGAGGATTCCAAGGTGTTTTCGATCGAGGAGATCGGCTTCGATCCTTGGAACGCGACCCAGTTCGGCACGAACCTTATTTCCAAGGGCTTCAAGATGGTCGAGACGCGCCAGGGTCCCTTGACCTTCAACGAGCCCTGCAAGGATTTGGAAGCCCGAATCCGCTCTCATCACGTCAACCATGGCGGAAATCCCGTGCTGCGTTGGAACGCATCGAACGTCTCAGTTCATCAGGATCGCAACGCCAACCTTTCGCCCGACAAGGAACGTTCAACCGAGCGGATCGACGGCATCGTCGCCGGGCTGATCGCGATGGCGCGCGCGATCCGCAACGGCAATGGCGGCTCGGTCTACGAATCGCGGGGAATTCTAAGACTCGTGGACCTATAATAAGCGAATGCCGATAACTGCGAAGCAAATTACCGCCGATTGGCCTGAGGATTTTCTTTTCGCCAGAAATGCGGAACATAAGCTCATTGGCGAAACCAGGTGGCCGGCCGACTTTCAACTCACGGCCGAGATGGAGGCCTATGGACTTTCGCATGGGATTGAGAATTCTGAGCTAGAATTCGAAGAATGGCTATGCGAGGTCTGCGCGAATAACCAGAAATTTGCCGATTGGACTGCGGCTTGGTGGGTATGGGTCGATTTGTTGGCCGACGCGCGCGCGGAGTTACTCCAGCCGGAAATAGTGGGCGGAAATAAGCTCAGCCCCGAGGATCCATTGATCTGGCGTCACGCTTTGATCGGTCTCGCGCGTTATCATCAAGAGGTGAGATATTTAGGCGATCAGATCGATTCCCTCGAAGAAAACCTCAAGGAAGTACGAGAAGAACGCGCTATTATTGCCAAAGAGCGCGATGAGTTGCGTTTGGAAATTACACGATTGCGAAAAGCAATCGGCGCGACCTACGGTCAGGCGAAGTCCGCGGAGTCACGTTAGTCGTTTGAATTTCGAAAACCAGCCTGCGCCACCTTCCTAGAAATATCCTTTCTCTGAAAAGCGTTCATTTCGCCCTACACTCAGGCGGACCGCAGTAACTCGTTTTCAAAATCCTTGAGAGCGCTTGCTCTCATCCCTATCTTCGTCGCGTGCGGAGGATGCGACGTTGATGGGAAGCTTCTGGGATAGAGTTACAGGTCGATCGAGCCCGTTTATTCGGACCGATGACCCGTCGCCTATTCAAGCAGCATCGCCCTCGCGCGGCGATGGCGATGACTACTGGTACGGTTCCCATTTCGTCCCTTCAGTCACCGGCCTGAACGTCAGCGCTGAGTCGGCGATGCGACTCAGCGCGGTCTATCGATGCATCAAGCTGCTCGCGGCGAGTATCGCAACCCTCCCGCTTGAAATCTTCCGCAAACAATCCGACGGCGGCCGCGCGAAGGCGGGCGGTCATCCTTTGTGGACCATTCTGCACGATCGGCCGAATAGATGGATGACCAGCGTCGAGTTTCGCATGTGCATGCAGGGCCATCTCGCTCTGCGCGGCAATGCCTATGCGCAGATCGTCCCGGGTCCGCGCGGCGCCGTCGACCAGCTCCTGCCGATCCATCCCGATCGCGTCAGAATCGAACGCCAGGCCAGCGGCGACCTGCTCTACAAAGTCTCGATGCCGATGGGCGCGCCGCAAAATCTCGCGCAAGAGGAAGTGTTTCATCTCCGCGGATATTCATTCGACGGCATCCGGGGGATTTCGCCGATTGACTATGAGCGCGAGGTCTTCGGTGCCGGTCTTGCGGCGCAGGAATTCGGGAATCGTTTCTTTGCCAACGATGCAACTCCGGGCGGCGTGTTGGAGCATCCGGGCAAGCTGGGTGAGGTCGCTTCGAAGCATCTCAAAGAATCGCTGCTCGGTAAGCACGGCGGCGTCAGTAACTCTCATTCCCCGATGATTCTCGAAGAGGGAATGAAGTGGAACGCAGTAGGCATCACGAATCGGGACGCGCAATTCCTCGAATCGCGCCGCTTCTCGGTGATCGACGTATGCCGAATCTTCGGCGTGCCGCCGCACATGGTCGGTGACCTCGATCGCGCGACCTATTCGAATATCGAGCAGCAATCGCTCGAATTCATCATGTACACGCTGCGCGAATGGATAGTCCTATGGGAGCAAGCCATTTCGCGAGACCTGATCATCGCGCCCGATACCTATTACGCAGAATTCGATCTCGATTCGCTTCTGCGCGGCGACAAGCTCAGCCGCTACCAATCCTATCATTGGGCTTTGACCGATGGCTGGATGAATCGCAATGAAGTCCGCGCCGCGGAGGGTCTGAATCGCGAAGACGGACTCGATGAGTTTCTACAGCAGGCGAACATGGCGCCTGGGGCGGACCTCAAGGCGCAGCCCAGCACTCCAGCGATACCGGCGAAGCCGTCGAAGGTTGAACCGGATGAAGACGATCCGAATCCGGAAGATGAGCCGGCCGCTTATCGGCGGCGCCTCGCGGCGGCAATTCATAGCACTCGCGGCCGCATTAATGAGCAGAGGGAGGCCGCCTGATGGCTAAGGCCGACAAAAAGACAGGCGGCGTGAGCGCCGAGGTAAGGGATTCGGCCAAAGGGCGCGGGACTCACGACCTACATCATGTGTGGAACGCGGTCTGCTCAACTCCGTGGGCGATAATTCCGGAAAAGCTTGCGCTGATAATCGAAGTCGTGCGGGTCCATGCCGCCGGCGAGCGCGATCGCGAGCTCGAGCAGAGCTACGCGATGCTTGCCGCCGCGCGGTCCGGTTCGCGCCGCGCCGGTTCGATTGCGGTGTTGCCGCTTTACGGCGTCGTCGCACAGCGGATGGATTTGATGTCGGCCAGCTCGGGCGGATGCTCGACCGAGCAGTTCGCACAGTCATTCCGACAGGCGATGGCGGATCCTTCGGTAGCCCAGGTTGTTATCGATATCGATTCGCCCGGCGGGTCGGTCTATGGCGTCGCCGAACTGGCCGACGAAATCTACAACGCGCGCAAGGCCAAACCGATCGCGGCAATCGCCAACAGTCTGGCCGCCAGCGCCGCTTATTGGATCGGTTCCGCCGCCGGCGAGCTCTCCTGCACGCCCTCGGGCGAAGTCGGCTCGGTTGGCGTGTTCGCGTCGCATTTCGACGAATCGCGAATGATTGAAGCGCTCGGCGTGACGCCGACGCTCATCTCTGCCGGCAAATTCAAGACCGAAGGCAATCCATATCAGCCGCTCGATCAGGAAGCGCTTGGCGCAATCCAGAAGCGGGTCGATGACTACTACGGAATGTTCATCAAGGGCGTTGCGCGCGGCCGCGGAGCGAGCCTGGCGGCCGTGCGCGATGGCTTCGGCCAAGGCCGGGTCGTCGGCGCCGCCGATGCATTGAAGCTGGGGATGATCGACCACGTCGAGACGCTTGACCAGATGTTGGCGCGGCTCGGCGGCGGCAGTTTGCAGAGCTCTATCGGCGCGCGCGCCGAATGTGAATCGGAAATTGAAACCGCACGAGCGCGGTTGCGTCTGCGCTCTGCAAAAGCCTCAGGGAGGGGCGCAACGATATGAATCTCAAGCAACTTCGTCAGCAACATGCGGACCTTGCCGCTGAGAGCGACAGGATCATCACCGCCATCGAAAAGGAGAGCCGGCGCTTCAGCGATGTCGAGCGCGATCGCCTGGGGACCATCGACAAGGAAATGGAGACGCTCGGCACCGATATCGTCCTGCAGGAGCAAGTGCTCGATCGCCGACGGAGCGCTCCTAGCATTCCAGACGCCAACGCAATCATCGATGTTGAGAACGAGCGGATTGCGCAAATCAAGACCGCTGATCCGCGCCCGTTCAGAACATTTGCTGATCAGATGGTCGCGGTCATCAGAGTCGGGCGGGGCGGCGCTCATGCAATGGATCCTCGCCTCGCGGTGGTCGCGGCCGCGAGCGGTATGGGGGAATCGGTGCCGAGTGATGGCGGCTTTCTGCTTCAGCGCCAGTATGACACCGAAATTCTGAAGCACACTTACGATGATGGCCAGATCTTGAGTCGGGTGAACCGCAAGGCGATCGGCGCAGCGTTCAACGGTATCAGGGTCAACGCCATTGATGAGAGCAGCCGCGCGGACGGCAGCCGCTGGGGCGGCGTGCTCGGTTATTGGACGAATGAGGCGGATACGCTGGCCGGAAGCAAGCCGAAGTTTCGTCAGATCGATATGACGCTGCAGAAGCTGACGGGTCTGGTCTATCTGACCGACGAGCTCATCATGGATACGACGGCGATGGAGGGCGTCATCATGGAGGCGCTGCCCGCGGAACTGAATTTCCGCGCCGAAGACGCGGTCTGGGAGGGCACGGGCGCCGGCCAGCCGCAGGGAATCATGAATTGCGCGGCGAAGGTTGCGGTCGCCAAGGAGACCGGCCAGGACGCGACGACGATCGTTTTTCAGAACATCGTGAATATGTGGTCGCGCCTCTGGGCGCGCTCGATGCAGAACGCGGTCTGGTTCATCAACCAGGACGCTTTACCGCAGCTCTTCGGGATGAACATGGCGATCGGCACGGGCGGCGTCCCGGTTTATATGCCCGCCGGCGGCATTTCAGGATCGCCTTATTCGAGTCTGATGGGGCGGCCGGTAATCCCGGTTGAATATGCCTCCACGCTCGGCACGGAAGGCGATATCGCGCTGGTCGATCTGAGCCAATACCTGATGATCGACAAGAGCACGGTCGAGAGCGCTTCGTCGATTCACGTGCGATTCCTCAATGACGAAACGGTCCTCCGATTCGTTTATCGCACTAACGGCCAGCCGATCTGGAACAAGCCGCTGATTCCGTTCAAGGGCGCGGCCACCAAGAGTCCGTTCATCACGCTGGCGACCAGGTCGTAACGGCGGACTTCAAAAAAAAGAGAGGACACGTAAATGGGTTTTGGCGAATTTCTCGAGCAAGCGACCATCGTTCCGCTGATCACGCCGGTCGATCTTTCGACTGCCGCGAACAACGGCGATTGGTTCGACATGGCGAACTACAACCGCGCGGTGATCGTGCTTTACAAGGGAATCGGCACAGCAGGCCAGGATCCGATCGTCAAACTTCAGCAGGCGAAGACTAATGCTGGCACACCCAAGGACCTGCTGTTTACGCGAATTCGGGAAAAGGTCGGCGCGACTGCGCTGACGGCCGTGAGCGACTTTGACTTGGAGACTCAGGCGGGGGCGACCAGCTTCACGGATGCAGAGTCAGCCGAGAACGAAGCGATGATCGTGGTCGAGATCAAGGCCGCCGATCTCGACGTGCAGAACGGATACCACTGGGTCCAATTGAGCGTCGCTGATGTCGGCGCGAACGCGCAGCTCGGGTGCGGATTCGCAATTCTGACGGAACCGCGATTTGCGCAGGCAACGCCTCCGACGGCGATCGTCTAGAACGCTGAAAAAGATGTCGCGGCGCGCGTGATGAGCGCGCGCCGCGCTCCCAAAGAAAGGAGCGACAGATATGGCTCTGCATTCAAAGTTTGTTTCCGGGATTCTGCGGTTCTTCAGCGGCGCGACCAACATTCTGGATATCGACCCGGCCGGATTTGTCGACGTGAAGCCGGCCGGAGGGCTGAAGCTCGCCGGAACCGCAGTCACGGTAACCGCCGCTCAGCTCAATGCGGTGG